AGGTCACGACATTCATTCTCAAAATTGTATGACATTGATTGTATAACCTTCTGGTGCTTGCGATAATTCACTTCAGCATCTTCTAGTAATAATGAACCAACCCAAGCCTTTTCATCCTCCACAAAATTAGCAACAATGAAATCAATCATGTCTTCCTTTTGTGCAAGACGGCGAGACAACTTATAGAAATGGTATTTGTCTTTACGGTTCTCAAATGTAGTTACACTAACATTGGTTTTACCATTGTATTTAAAGAAATCATATGATTCTTGTGTAAAATGTAATTTGAGAGCCTGATACAAACTGAATGTTTCGTAGCCAGTCATATAGGCAATCTAGAACCTTTTTCTTTCAACATGTTATTATCCATTGCATCGTTCTCAATCTTAGATTTGAGGTTTGCATTAATCAATGTAGCTGCAACCTCAATTTCAAGACCGGTTTCTCTGCAATGTTCCACGATAGCTTCAATATAGTTGTAACGTGACCTAGCAACCAATGCATCGATAGCCTTGGCAAATTTTGCCATTTCATCTCTAGTAGGCATTATTTAATAAGTCCACAGTTAGCGTCAAAACATTGGTTTCTTTGCATGATAGCAACCGGAAGTCCACATACAGAACATTTATCACTTAGGTTTAATGATGTAATTGAAATTGTATCATCTTTGTGTGAACTAGCCATTAGATTGGCAGCCATGTTGTCAAATACTTGTGCGCCAATATAGTCTTCTTCATACTCATCGGGATAATCAGGTTCTGGTTCTTTGTAATAGTCAAGGCCTACAATTTCCAATTCACCATCAAATTCAAATGAACAACCCTTCAAGAATTGTCTGAAGTGTTCAAGTACAGTTGGTAAAAAGTCAGCTTCAAATTCTAAAGTATTTTTTGACCCAACAGGACCATCATGTTCACAGGTTAGAGTAAATTTAGGCATTATTTCACCACAGTTTCATACAGAGTTTCAAATTGGTCATGTACTGCCACTTCTTCATCATAATTTTGTTTCCAGTAAACCTTAACCATTCGTTGAACGATTTTCTTAGGTAACTGTAATTGTTTACTGATATCAGCCGTTGCTTCTTTGATAAAGTCTTTCTCCGCTGACGCACGAACCATCGCATCAGAACATTCACGGATAACTTTTAATAGTTTATCCCTGTCGGCTGGGTTAGATAATTGATTAACACTCACTTGCTGAATAGCCATAATATACTCCTAGTTTACTTTTTCATTGCATACGTAATGCAGGTTGGGTTTGTGCTTGTTTCATATGCACACTTTACAGACAATGGGTCAACACCTTTAGCAATAGCTGCTTCGATATTTTTGGCCATGTTGTTTCTGTCATTGATATTATAAATGATTGCACCAATAATTGCGGTACAAACCACAATAATTACCGATACACATACTGTAATCAAATCTTTATTCATAATAGATTCCTTTGTTTCTGTCAATTTTATCACCTTTGCTTTTGTAGAAAATATGCCTGCCAATCTGTTTCTCCTTTTGTAGTTTTGTCCAACCAGGATTTACATAATCTGCATGATAGTAGGTTGCCCCATTTGTTACATCCTTCATCCTATCAAAATTCAAATACATGTGTGTTGACATTTGCAATATCTCATTATACAACGGAGTATGCTTGATTGTCAAGAGCCTGGAGGTAAATGATGAGTCACAATACCAAGAAAACTGGCATGTCCCATTGAACTTTTGTTTTACCACATCACAAACTGTACTCGCATAGTTGCCTGTCTGAATACGATTGAAGGTGACGAACACCACCGCCTTGCGACCTTCAAGAGGTTCATGGGCAGCTTCAAAGTATACATTTTCTGCGAGACACGTTACCTGTTTTTTTGATTCATCGGTAAGTGAGTTGAAAGATGCTTTAATTGGCATCGTTGGATTTTGAATGTTGATGCTTGATATCATTATGATAATCGAAGCAAAGAACAGACTAAAAAGTATTGGTTTACTTCTCAATATTTCTCCTTGAATTATATTTAGTCCCAAAGGTTTCGATAATACTTCCCGAATAGTTTAAAACCATTTGCAATTCTTTCGTGTATAACCTTTAGACCTTCATAATCAGTTTCATGCGTATGGTCATCATTGTAAATCATTTTGTACATTTTTGGTTTGCCGTTTTCATCCCACTCACAAGCTTCACTTCTTGTTGACCATTCGCCTTTAGAATATTTTTCTTCCCATTTATTATCAACGTGATGTTCAAATGCAAATATCATTTCATCCATAACCCAATCCCAGCGTTTGAAATGGTTGCCGTCTGTATCCCATTCATTCTCTTTTGCTGGCGCTGAAGTTGACTTCAGTTCTTCTGGCACATCTTCATCATCAACATTTGGTGCGCCATGTTTGTTTGCTTGCAATTGTTTTAGCATAGGCAATATAATTATTGCGAGTGTGTGATCCATTGACCATGTGTCGTATCTGTCAATCTTAATATAAGTCGTGCGGCTACGCTTAGACTCTATCCATTGGCACAGTTTCAATAGCCAAGTTTTTGGTGGATTTTTTGAATCTGTAATTTTTTCATCTGTAGTTCCATGTGAAAGCCAGGTACCAAAGTCATGTACCCAATCAGGTTTTCTTTTGAAATTATATTCATCCTTTACAGGCTTCGCCCAAAAGCAAAGTGCTTCGGCTATTTGATAGGGGCCAACCCAATTCTTATAAGGTCCAATGTAAACTTTCATTTTTGTGAATCTCCAGGCATTACACGATAATTATCTTCTACAGAATCAGGTGTGCTGACTTCAATGATTGTGCCTTCTTCAAGGCAAATGATTTGGTGTGGTTCAAGTGGTTCATTACGCCACACCGAACCAACTTCCAAAATTTGTGATTTCATTTCTGCATTCTCGGTCATAATATATTTTACTTCAAACTTACCAGACAAAACATACCATGTCTCATCTTTCTCAGCATGGAAGTGCATACTGAACCGAGCATCTTTATTAAATCGTAGCAGCTTGCCTGCATACTTGTCATTGGTCGCCCAAATTAATTCTGAGCCCCAACCCTTCTCAACAAAACCAGTCTTACGAGTTGTCATATATCACCTGTAAATAATAAAACAAAAAATTATTTGTTTTCGTCTTCTAATCCATCAAACACTTTATCAAACCAAGCTAGTGCTTCTTTTTCACTATTGAAAAACGGACTTACCTGATGTTTGTTATCATCAACATAAAAGTAAGTATATGTTGCCATACCCATATCTCTATATTGTACCAGTTTCATAAAGATTCCTTTATTATAACATAAAGCTATTTATTTGTCAACCTTTTGCGCCAATACTTACCTATGTATCTTTGCAGAGATTCAATATAGTAATTGGACTTTTCTCGCACAAAAATCTGGTGAGAACCATCTTCAACGGCAATGGCAACCACAATCTGATTGATTGGTTTACCAGTAATTTCACCAAACATTTCTGCATATGCGGTACATTGCATGAAATAATTTAGAATGTTGTCTTCAGACTTTTCTCTAGTAGAGGATTTAAAGTCAATCACCGATAACTGACCATTCCATTCAGCAATACAATCAACACGACCAGCCAATCTCAGAGTCTTAGAATAAAGAGCTTGTTCAATACAATATACATCACCAATATTTTCATCAAGGTGTGGTCTAAGTGACATGAACAATTGCTTGGTGTCAGGCATCATTGTTCGCAGCTTATCATCTGTCATTTCATTGAGCAGATAGTTCTCACAAACAGTATGCAATTTGGTACCACGACTGGACGCTTTAGCTGCAATTTTATTAGCAACATCAGCACCAACTCTTTCACGCCACTCAAACAATGCTTTTTTATTGTAGTCTGAAAGAACTGTCGTTACGGATGGATATGATTTACCAATTGGTGTTACATACTCACGACCAGCTTCGGTCGTTTGTGCTTGTAACTCAAAATCCAATTCAGGTAACTTAACATGATTAAAAGCCAAACTATTTTCCTATGTGTTTATCAACCAACTGTTTGGTCTTAATCTCTTTAGATGAACGCTTGCCATGACGATTAGCAACATCACTTGATTTGTGGTTTTCTGATATTTTAGAAAGCACTTCTTTGAATCCATCTGGTACTTTACCAGTAATGGAAACTCCACTAACAATTGCAGCTGAGGTCACAACTGAGTGGATTGTTGGATTGGTTTGTAGATAATCCTCACGAGCAGAGATGCTCATAAATGATTCAAATTCTTCACCTGTTTCGGTATTTAAAAAGCTATACAATGGCACTATACCACTCCGGTCTATTACGTTTCTTCCAAGAAGCTAAATGCGCCTTGTTGTTTATATAGTAATTGTGGTAGGACTTAATAGAATCGCCTGCAACTTTCACATCATCAGGCATTGCAGGAGTTGGTTCAGTAAAAGGATTATTTGGTATATTTACTGGACATGCATACAAAAGCTTTCCATATTTTTCACATGCATGATTCTTATCATATCGATGTGTATATTCAAGCAACAAATGATTCCACATACGATTTAACCAAAGATAATTTTCTTTACTTGCACGAACCCACACATTCGATGGATGATTAATGTGAGAAGCTTTCATTAAGCCAGTTTCATAATCATTATCTTTCATGCGCCAGCGTTTGATTTTGCGGCCATTGGCCGTCTTATCAATGTATTCTTCGCCGTCAAGCATTCGGTGTGCGGTTGACATAAGCTGTGCATACTCAATAATCATTTTGACCACATGCTTGTCATTGTGCATTTCGGCACATTTAGCTACATCATTATCAAGGTAAAAAATGTTCATAGGTCATACGTTACGCCATCTTTTGTAAAGAAGGCATCTAATTTTTTATCAGTATTCCAAGCCTTACAATAATGATTATCTTTATCGCACATTTCCAAGGCTTCATCAAATGATACAACACGGTGAGAGACAATGACTTCACCAAGATGTTCTTGGCTAAATTCTTGTGCTTGATTCAAAGTTACAGTATCAAGAGCCCATTCTGCTTTGCCTTTTGGTACTTCGACCATGTAGCGTTCACGGAACTGAGAGATAGCTTCAACAAGCACCCATTCAGTTTCTTCTGTTTTCTGTTTGGTCATAGAAAAGGTTCCATCACCATTATCTTTCCAGTCTAAAGTATCACCAGTTTTCCAACCAGTTTCTCCCCTTAGTTTGTCTGGCAATGGCAAGACCAAATCGCCAGTTTCTGGATCGTTTTCAAGCGTAACAATGTAACTCATTTATTTTCTCCAAAGATATTAGACCAAGTTTGTAATTTTGCTTTTTTAGCTAGCATAGCTTCATGTACATTTGTATCATCAATGATGTT